CAAATGCTTTCCAAGAAATAGCCTTTTCATGGTTGAGAGTACATCCTACTATTGCATCTTCTTACCAAGCATGGGAAAGAGGAGAATATCCAGCAGATACACAGTTTTATGTTGTAGATGATGAGATAGAGAATGCAGTGATCTTCAAGAAAAAACAATTGATCAACAAAGCAATTGTTAAGTTTGATTCTATGACTCCTGAGAAAAAACGTAAAGTGGCAAGACTATTAGGACTTCCAGTATCAGAAGATTCAAAAGAAGAAGTAGTATACAACTTAGTAGATAATGTATTGAAACAAACAGAATTCAAGAATGGTAAGTATTCAGGATTGAATCCAGTTGAGGTGTTCAATAGATTTGCTGACATGAAAGAAGCTTTACTCCATATTAAAGATTTAGTAAAACAAGCTATAACACATTCTATTTATAGAGTTAAACCAAATGGTAAGGTTTATGAAGGTGAATTTGAAGTAGCTAAAGATGAAGAAGATTTAGTAAAATTCTTAGCTGATGACGATAACCAAGATGAGTTATTAGTATTAGAAGGAAAATTAAAAACTAAAAAACTAGCTTCTGTATAAGGAGCTAGTTTAAAAATATAAAAGAATATGATACCAGTAGATAGTTTATTATACAAGATTGATCAAAAACTAAATAAACTATCAACTAATGCACATCAACAGATTCAATTAGAAGACAAAATCTTAGCTTTGAATGAGGCTCAGATAAAGTTGATAAAGCAAAAGGTAGATGGCATTAGTGTAGTTAGTGGACTAGGAATGGATGCATTTAAGAAAAGATATGAAGATCTACAAAGATTAGTAATAGATTATAATCATCAACCATTAGCTCTTGTAGAATCAGATAAAGAAATACATCAGTGGAAATCTAATGTACATCAATTAGAACCAAAATATATGTTCTATGTAGATTCATATGTTTTAGCTGATAAAGGAAGATGTAAGGATAGAAAGATTTGGATTAATCGAGATCTTGCAAAGCATGGTGATCTTCAATATATATTAAATAATGATCATTATAAACCAAGTTTTGAATATCAAGAAACATTTAACTTTCTAGCATCTGATGAAATAAGTATATTTACAGATGGGACATTCACTCCTAAAACTATAAATATAATGTATATGCGTTATCCTCAATATATAAATAAAACAGGATATATAATGTTAGATGGTCTTCCATCATTTGATCAAGATTGTGAACTTGAATTATATTTAGAGGATGAATTGTTAGACTTAACAGTACAGAATCTAGCAATGTATACTGAGAATGCTGCAGCAGTACAAAGTGCTCAGTTCAGAATACAAACAAACGAGTAAATTTTTAACTTAATAAATAAATAAAATGGCTGATTTTTCATTAACCACAGTATTTGTGGTTCCAGTGGGGCAAACTGCACTCCCTAGTGCTGGTACGATTTCAACACAAAACTTGACAGCAGGTCAAGTTGGTATTTTTAGAAGCGATTATTCAGTAGCTGATGCTGCGAATATTGCTGCTTCTCCTTATTTCTACGTAGCTCAAGGTAGAACAAACACTTATTTACAAGGCTCTAAAAGATCTGATAAGATCAAAGGATGTCCTTCTGGATCTGGTTGCAACTCAAACGTAACAGAATGGTACAAAGTATCAGGATGTCCTACAGCTGCAAACCAAATCACTGATGTAACTGATTTCACTGTACAATGTGGAGAAACTATCACGTTAACTTTACGTGCTTTCTCTAGCTACATTAGTACATTGTATTTTAATGGTTTCACTCGTTCAGTAACAATCCAAGCTCCATGCTGTGGTTGTGACGAAAATCCATGTGCTGATGTAAGTGACAACACTATCATCAACTTATTGATTGAGAAATTAACACAACAAGCTCCTGGTATCAACCCTGATAACATTAACTTCAACACATTCTATACATTTGAAAATGTAGGTGGTACAATCTTACGTATTACAGGAAAACCATTAACTCAATATGGACAACCTTGTGATATCGCAGCGTTCCCTTTTGAATATGACAGAATGTCTTTCAGAACATTTGTATATGCTGGTCCAGCTACAACTGCTGACTTCATCGTAGCAGATGCTTGTAACATTGTTGCTAATCCAATCATCACTCAACGTGCTTCTTATGCCACTGGTACATCTGCAGAAATTGCTCAATTAGAGAAAAACTTCTACAGCTACCAAGCAGGTTACTTGAAACACCTTTACAGAATGAATGGATACAATGAGAACTTCGAGTCTTGGGTATCTGGTGGTACAACTTATGACACTTACTACATTAAATTTAATGAGTATAACAAATCTGCATATGTATGGGGTGATTATATTCACGAAGATTCTACAGTGATTATTGCTGCTCCAAATGCTTCAACAAGTGGTATTTCTGCTGCAATCACTACTGTATTAGAAGCTGCTTTAGGTCCTGTAGTAGATCAAGGTATTCCTTGTATCACAACTACAACTACTTCTTCTACTGCTGCTCCATCAACAACAACTTCTACTTCTACTCAGATTCCTTAAGAATAAAGAAGTAGTAAATTATTAAATAACCTATGCCAGGGGAAAGAGGATAAATCTCATATTCCTCTGGCATAATTATTATAAAAACATGGCAAACTTACAATTAGATATATTAGTAATCCCTACTTATAGTGTACTTACACTTGGTGTTACAGATGCTTCTGTATATCCTACCAATCCTCCAGTGGTGTCAGCACCTACTATTGAGATTGATATTCCAGGATTTGGAACCAAAATACTACCATTTGTTCCTGATGAAATCAATGTATTTACATCGTCTAATTTAGGAATCACAGAACCAGGTTGTAATCAACCACTTCCAGATGGAATATACAGATTAAGATATTCTGTAGCTCCTTCATATTTATATAATGTAGAGAAAACAATATTACGTGTTGACAAGCTTCAAGAGAAGTTTGACAGTGCGTTTTTGCAATTAAATATGATGGAGTGTGATAGAGCCCTTAAAACACAATCTAGTGTTACATTAAACACAATCAACTTCTTTATACAAGGAGCGATTGCAGCAGCTAATAACTGTGCAGAATCTGAATCAAATACGTTATATGCTCAGGCAAATAATATGTTAGATAACTTTTTAAGAACCAACTGTGGTTGTTCTGGTAACAACTACTTAATAAACTTTTATTAATTATGGCACAATGTTCAGGATGTGGAGCTAATGTAGGCTGTGGATGTCAGCTGAAAAATGGAATGTGTGCAGCGTGTGCTGCTAAAGCAAATAAATAAAATTGTTATTATGTTATCACCAAGATTAACGAATTGCCCAGAATGTGCTGACATTCCTTCTTTACTTAAAAAAATAGATTGTAAGTTAGCAGAACTTGGTAACAACTTGTACAACAATATTTCATATATGTTGAACAAACGTGTGCCTGCTGATGACATAACTCAATTAATAATGTATAGAAGAATACTATTGTACAAACTTTGTAATCCAAGTTATTTACATGAGTATACTATACCTATGATCTCTAGTAGAGTGATACGTCTTACAGTGGGATGTATAAGTAGATGTAACACACCAGAACCTTGTATAGAGGAACGTTGTGATATAACTATTGTACCAAATCCTACTACCACTACATCAACAACAGCTATACCTACAACTACCACTACTAGCAGTAGTTCAACGAGTACTACTAGCTCAACCAGTACTACAACCAGTACAAGTACCACTTTAGTACCAACCACTACCACTACTAGTTCTAGTAGCACTAGCACAAGTACGTCAACTAGTTCTAGTACATCAACAACATCAAGCACTACTACAATTCAAGAATTTATATGTTTTTGTATTTTTGGAGAAGGTGTAGGTTGCGAATATACAGAAGAACTACCATTATTAGGAAATGCTCCTTTTCAAAATGGTAGACCTGTTTATGATATTGGAGGAGGTTTACCTGGTAGTGTATATTATGATGGTAGTCAATGGGTTTATGCTTCTCAAGATCTTGCTCCTTTATTGCAACCATTACTTAATTCTAGTTACTATCCTATTGGTACTTATTCTGAATGGGGTGATGCAACTATAACAGGTTTAATGTACTCAAGTACATTAGGAACTTGTCCTACAACAACTACCACTAGTTCTAGTAGTACGTCAACTAGTAGCACTTCAACAACCACAACAACTACAACAACAATATAAAATATAAATAATATGTCAACTTGCTCAAATTGTTACAATGGATGTACAGAGATTGTCTCTGACAGATGTGTAAAATATACAGGAATAGATGTTCCTGTCCTAGGAATAAAAACTGGTGATTCATTATCGTTTGTAGAACAAGCTTTAATTACATTCCTTACATCTACATTAGATGGTACAGGAGTGAAGATTGATCTTGGTACCACAGTGGTATGTGACCTTGTACAGCAATATCTTCCAACATGTAAAGATCTTTCTATTGTAGATATATCAAAAGCTCTTATACAAGCTGCTTGTAATCTTCAATTACAAGTTAATTTTATCAACACTACACTTACTACATTAAATGCTGATTATACAATTGGATGTTTGACAGGAGTTACTGCTTCTTCAGATACACATGCTATTTTACAAGCTACTATAAATAAAGTTTGTGCATTAGGAGTTAGCTTAGATGCATTAGCTTTAGATCTCACTACAAACTATTCAAGTAATGGTGCTGAGTTAGATGCTTATATTGCTAATTACATAGCTACAAATTCATCTAGTGTTAATGCAGTTAGTAATAGAATGGTTCCTTATTCAGTGGTTCTAT